TAAAACTGCTCAAGATAAAGACCAGCAGATAAATACTTTATCTCAACAGCTAGAAGATATGAGAACTTCTAATGAAATGGCTTCAACCAAGACCACAGCATTAGCAGCCATCAGTAATCTTGGAGCGATTAATGCAGAACAGACTCTTTCTTTGATACAAAGCAAGTTACAACGTAACGCTGAAGGTAAAGTGGTGATTATAAATGGTGGCGTAGAACAAGACTTAAATGCTTATCTCACAAGTCTCAAAAATCCTGGTAGTGGATGGGAACATCACTTCAAACCAAGTAGTGCTGCTGGTATGGGTGCAAAGCCTAGTCCTATATCAAATGTGTCAGGTGGAGTAACTAATCCTTGGAAGACTGGCAATTTGACGCAACAGATTATAATGGAGAATGAGAACCCCGACCTCGCAGCCGTGCTGAAGAGGGAGGCTCAATAAAAATAGTTAGTTTCCGTGAAACTAATGCCCTTATCTGTGATTAGGGTATCGCAAAAAGTTTAAAGGTAAATCTGAATGGCTGCTCCGTTTCAGAATTACTCTGGCGGTGTCCTATTAGCGGATGTCGTTAAGAGAAATAATTTTAGTACTTACGTTTCCGAAGCTATCAAGGAGCGTAGTGCTTTTATCAAGTCTGGTGCTATTACTCGTAATGGACTACTTGATGCAACAGAAGGTGGAACAAGAATTCAAGTTCCAGAATTCAACCCAATCGCTCCAACAGAAGAAATTCTAACTGGTGCTGCAAACTGGGGTACTTCTACTGCTGGTTACCTAACACCACAGAAGATTGGTACAGGCACACAGGTTGCAACAATCTGCCACAGAGCATTTGCTTATGCTGTAGATGACGTTGCTATCTTGGCTGCTGGTGAAGATCCAATGGGTCACATCAGAAACCAACTTGCAGATGCAATCAACAAACTAAACAACGCTAGATTGTTTTCACATTTAGCTGGTTTATTTGGAACTGCATTAGCAGCAAATAAACTAGACCTAGCAAAAGCTGGTGCTAGTGCTACTGAAGCAAACTTCTTAACAGCTTCTTCAATTGCAAAGGCAAGAAACTTGCTTGGAGAAAGAGGAGAGGATCTCGATATTCTTATCGTTCATCCAACAGTTGCTTACTACCTATATCAGGTTGGTATGTTAACTTTCTCTACTTCTGCATTATCAACTGGAACTGGCATCCAATGGGGTGGCGGTGGTGTTGGAATCAGCGATAGAGCCGTTGGCGAATTTGCTGGTTGTACAGTTGTTGTTGACTCTGCTGTTAACACAGTTGCACCATCCAGTTCAAGTGGTCATCAGATTGAGTTCTTCTGCTACTTAACAACATCAGGAACAATTCTTGAAGGTAATCAGCAAGCACTAAGAATCGAAGCTGAAAGAAACATTCTTTCTAAGCAAGATGTTATGTCTGTTGACTATCACAGTGCCTATCACGTTATGGGTACTAAGTGGAACGTTGCTGATGATAACCCAACCAATGCAAACTTAGCAACAGCTAACAAGTGGGCACTTACATATGATGCTGACTTGATTCCATTGGTTCAGTTAACAGTTAACTCACCTCTTGATACATCAACATATTAATCGTAAGATTAATTTGGTGGTCAATAAACCTCATCAATTATTGGTGGGGTTTTTTCTTTACGCTACAATAAAACTAAATTACTTTCTGAAATCGTGGCAGCTACTATAGACGCAACAATATCTGGAGCTAATGCTAATAGCTATGTCACATTAGCTGAAGCAGACGCATATTTTGAAACCGTCCCAAGTTCTACGCAATGGGATAATAAACAGGATGATAAAAAGAATAGAGCATTAATAGCTGCAACAAGATGGATTGATAGTTTTATGTATTTTGGAGATAGATGTGATCAAGGTCAGGCGTTAAAGTTTCCTAGAAATAATTATCAGGTAGATGATGTAGAACTATCTTGTACTGTAATTCCAAATAATATTAAATATGCACAATATGAATTAGCTAGAGCTTTGGCAAACGATACTGATGCCATTACTGGTACTACTGGTAAAGATGGAAATATTTCTGAAGCAAAATTAGGAGATTTACAGGTAAAATTTAATACATCTAGTCAGGGAACTGGCCCGACAAATAATATTTTAGATGTTTATCCTTGGTTACAAAGTTATCTTGGTGCGTATATGATTGGTGGAGCAGGGTCTTTTCAGATGAGGGTAGTACGAGGATAATATGTCATTTATAGACAATACTTTTAAAGGTTTACCAAAACAATTATTAGATAAATTTGGTATTGATGTGACTTATATTAAGACAGCTACATCTCAGACATACAATACGACCACAGGAGAAGTTAGTGGATCTGATACGAATATTGAATTAAAGGCAATTATAAGTAATGTATCTGGATCTACTTATGAAGGAACAAGTCAAACAAATGATCTTAAATTTATTTTTGGTAATGATGAACTAGGAAGTTATTATCCCAAGGTAAAAGATAGAATTCAATATGCAGCAGATGGAGTAAATAAAGTTGCAAGAATTATTAGTATCAATACATCAAGGGGAGATAATCCTATACTTCATACTGTTATTGCCAAACCTCAATAATGAAAAATCCATTTAAAAAAATTTTAAGAGATGTAAATATGGCAGCAAGTATAATAGCTTTTGATGGCCCATTAGATGCAGCAGAAAAAATTGTTGAAGAATTACAAGATGCTGGCCCATCTTGGTCAGGTAGATATTCAAATTCTTGGGAAATTGAAGCTAATGGAAATATAAACAAAGGTAATGGAAATAAAGGAAATCCTAGAAGAATTAAATCACCTAGATTTAGTCAAAGTGAAATGAAAAAACTAGCAAAGGCTGGTCGAGATGTTCCAGTAAATATTAGAAACTTTTCTCCTGATAAAGGATATGCTCAAGATGAATTAATAGGAAGATTTAGAAGAGGAAAAGTAAAAAGAACTGGAAAGGTCATTGGAGATGCACCATATTCAAGAACTGGTAGAGAAAAATTAGAACAAGTTGGTGCTGGTAGGGGTGGCGAGACCTTGCGATACGAAATAGGTGGTGGAGAGTCAAAATATGTTTCAAGTAGAACCGCACCTCCAGATTGGTTTGGAACTTATAAAGAAGGTGGACAATTACAAAAAACAATTAAAATATCAATGAATAGAGCTATTGCAAAAGCACAAAAAAGATTTGGAGGTTTTGGATGAATTTTCAAGGAGTTAGAGCAGCAATGGAAACACCTATTGCTACAGCTTATGGTGCATTAAGTCCTGCAATACCAGTATTTTTTGATAATTTTGGTGATGTTATTTCTGATGCTGATAGTGAATTTGTTTATATAAATATTCAATTTGGACTTACTACTGAAACAGGTTTAACATCTTCTTTTGATCAAATACGAGGAGTTTTGAATATTAAAGTATTTAGTGAAAAGGATAAAGGGCCAGCAAGAAATCAAACTTTAATTGACACTGCTTTTACAAGTATTCGCACTTTAAATACAACAGGACAGCCTACAAGTGGTGTTCATGTAAGAACTGGAGAGATTACTGGGCCTAATTTTGAAACAGATAGACCCTTCTTTGTATCAACAATCGAAACAAATTTTCAAGCTACAGTAATTTCTTGAATTATTGTTTAAATTTAGGCTATCCTATAGACATATCGGGTAGTACCCGTATGTTCAAACCTTAGAATTATTAATCATGGCTACAGTTCTATCGGGTACTTCGGGAGCGTTATATTATTCTCCTGCTGGTACAAGCGTAACAACTCTTACAGCATCAGCTTTTCCTTCATCAGGAGGAAACATCACTGTTGGATCTCAGTTGGGTTTCAGAGTAAATGACACAGTAACACTTGCATATCCAGCAGGATCTACAGTTACTAACTGTATTCCAGCAGCAGATTATTTTGTAAAAACTTATGATGCTTCAACTGGTGTTATGACAGTTTCTTCAACAGCAGGAGGAGCAGCAGTAACAGCTTCAGCATCTCCTACTTTTGTTGCTGGAACATTTGCAAGCATTACATTTACAACACCATTAGTTGTTGGATCTGTAAGAGAGTGGAGTTTTGAGATAACCAGAGCAGAAATTGATGTAACAAGTATTGGTCAAACTGTTACTCAAACCGCACCATTTAGAACATTCATCTCAGGTTTCGCTGATGGTAGTGGTTCTGCCAGTGTTTATTCAACAGATGATGACACACTTCTATCTAGCAGAATGGTTGAAGATGTTATTCAACGTCAGCAAGCTGGTGCAAAGGTAAGATTGTATATTGATCGTCAGATGAGTGGTGCTAACGTAGATCAAAACGCAAGTAGATCAATCTTGGCAGATATTATTTTGACTTCTGCAAGTTTTAACGTTAACCCAGATGACGGACAAGTTGTAGAGATAGCGTTCAGACCTAGTGCTGCTCCTACATTCGACCTATCTAAGACAGCTTAATTAAATTAGCATAACTTAACGAACCTCAGATTATCTGGGGTTTTTTTATGTTTTATATTAGAATAATATAAATATTATATTGTTTTTATTCATGGCAAGTAATTTATCTGCGTTAGACAGACTAAGAAAAGCTGCAAATCTTGAGCCTGTAAAAAAAGAAGTTACATTATCTGATGGTTCTATTTTTGAAATGTATGTAACACCATTGACTATGGCAGAAAGAGAAAGAGCACAAAGACAAGCCAAAAGTGATGATGCTAATGCTTTTGCGTTGCAATTACTTATTGCTAAAGCTCAAGATGTAGATGGTAGAAAACTTTTTAATGCAGGAGAAATTGATGTATTAAAAAATGAAGTAAAAGATGCTGATCTTCAAAGTTTAATGTTAGCTGTTATAAATTCTGAAGAGGACACACCTGACCCAAAGAACTAGCTGCCCAACTGAAAAAAGATAATCTTATGATGTTGCAGTTTGGTGTAGCAAAAGAACTAGGTAAGAGTCTTGTAGAAGTCAGAAATATGACATTTGAAGAACTTATAGGTTGGAGTGCATATTTTCAAATAGTTAATGAAGAACAAGAAAAAGAATTTGAAAAAGTAAAACGAAGGAGATAAGCTAGAATAAAGTTACATTTTGTTTTTTAATTGTGGCATATAAGGCTGATATACAATTAGCTGTTAAAGGTCTTAGAGACTTAAGAAGTCTAAATATTCATTTAGATAGAAATGGAAGAGCAATAGATAGAAGTATTGAAAAAATAATGAAGTATAACAGTGTGACTCGAAGTCACTTTGTTCCTACTTTAAATAATTTAAATTCAGCATTAGCTAAAGCTCAAGCAAATTTTGACAAAGCAAATATATCAACTGTACAAGGAATAAAAGCAGCAGAAAATCTTGCAAATGCACAGGCAAAAGTTAATGCAGAATTATTAGAAAGAAATAATTTATTAAAAACAGTTGGCCCTAGAGGAAAACCCTTCGGCCCACAAGAAGCTGGAAGAATTGACAAAGACATAACTCAAGCACAACAAGCTAAAGATTTAGTAAAATTAAATGAATCATTAGCAGCTTTAGAAAATAGAAGTTTAGATAATATTGCAAAAAAAATTCAATTAAAAAATGAAGAAATAGCTAAAGGTCAAATTTTAACTAGGATTGAAAAACAAAGAGCCGTAAGTCCTAAATTTGGTGGTGGTGGTAGTAGAGGTTCTACTATCAAATCAAGTGATCTAACAGGGTTTGCTGCATTTAGTAAAAGAGCTACTCAAATACAAAAAACAACAAAAGCTGAAATTGCATTATCTAATAGCAGAAAAGCCTCTATTGAAAAAACAAAAAGTTTAGCAAGTATAGAAAGAAGAAGAGCAAAAACAGAAAGTTTTGGTGCAAATTTAAGAAGAGCAAGGAGAGGAAGAACAGCAGAAGATCGTGCTATAAGAGATAGGGCTATATCTGGAAGTCTTATTGGTGGTGCATTTCCTTTACTATTTGGTCAAGGTGGTGGAGCATCTGTAGGTGGTGCTTTGGGTGGTGCTGCTGGTGGTTTATTAGGTGGGCAATTCAGTTTTGCATTATCCCTTGTAGGTACTCAAATAGGTTCTATCGTAGATAATTTGGTAAATGGTGCATCCGAGTTAGGTAGAGCTATTGGGCCTTTTACAAGAGACACTCAAGCAGTTACAGCAGCATTAGGATTGCAAGGTTCTGTTCAGGAAGCACAATTACAAAGAATTGAAAGAACCCAAGGAAAAACAGCAGCTTTTAATGCTTCAATGACATTGATGGGTAATAGAATAGATCAAGAAGGAATAAATAAAATTAAAAACTTTGGAGAAACAACTAGATTATTAGGTCAAGAATTTAATATTGCTTTATTAAAATTACAGGCTTTTGCTGGTGGTTTTGTTAACTTCATTGCAAATCTTGTTGCTGGACAGAAAAAATTAAAAGAAGCTGAAATAGATAGAATTGTAAAAGATGCTGCTGCTCTTGGTAATGAAGATGCTCAAAAGTTATTAGATAGAGGAACAGAAATAGAAGAAACAGGTTTTAGAATGACAAGTAGAGGCAAAAAGGCAAAACCTGGTACTGCTGATGATATAAAACAACTTAAAGCAGATAAGGCAAGTTTTGCTGTTACAAATAAAATTAATTTAGCTAATGATGAAGTAGTAGCTAAATCTCAAACTTTGGTTGAAGAAAAAACAAAAGAACTTGATTTACAGAATCGAATAAATGAAGCAGTTAAAGGAGGCATGAATAAAGAACTTGCAACATCTATAGCAAAAGTTAATCAAGTATTTGACGCAGAGAAAAAAGTTCTTCAAGAAAAAATAAAACAATCAGATTTAGATCTTAAAAAAGCTGAAAACCAAAAACTTGAAGAAGGTGAATTACAGAAACTAAGAGATATTCATACTGCAAACACAAATGAACTTACAAAACACAATAAGTTAAGGAATGACGCAATTAAACTTGAGAAGGATCTTGCAGTGGCAACTGGTGCTATAAAAACAAATTTTGAATTAATTGGAGAATCTATTGCTTCTGGTGTTAGCGATAATATAGCTGCTGCTATACAAGGTACAAAAACGTTAGGAGAAGCTGCAAAGTCAATATTAAATGATTTAAGTTCCACACTTATAAAACTTGGTGTAAATACATTGTTAGGTGGTTTAACAGGAGGTGCTGGAGGTATATTTGGTAGCTTACCAATGTTAAAGTTTGCGAATGGAGGTAGACCCCCTGTTGGCAAACCTTCACTTGTAGGGGAGAAAGGGCCAGAATTATTCGTACCAAAAAGATCAGGTACAATAATCCCTAACGATAAATTAGCTGGAGGGGGTAGCACAAATATTAGTGTAAATGTAGATGCCTCTGGATCGTCTGTTCAAAGTAATGAGCAGCAAGGAAAAGAACTTGGCAGAGTTATTTCAGCAGCGATACAATCGGAATTAATTAAACAAAGAAGACCTGGAGGTTTATTAAGATAATGGCTACTTTTCCTAGTTATAACCCTGTTTTTTCTGCAAATAAAACTGATATTACTAATACCAGAACAGTTCAGTTTGGTGATGGTTACCAGCAAAGATTTACTTTTGGTTTAAATCAAAATGCAAAACAGTGGAGTTTAGTTTTTAACGAAGATAATACAGACGCAGCCATAATAGAAAGTTTTTTAGAAGCAAGAAAAGTTGATGGTGCATCTTTTGATTGGTCCCCTCCTGACGAAACTGTAACTTATAAGTGGGTATGTCCTTCTTTTACAAAAGAAATATTTGACTTTAATAGAAACAGAATAAATGTAACTTTCATACAAGTATTTGAACCATAATGGCAAAACCTGTATCTGAAACCCAATCAATAAATCCTGGTTCAGTTATTGAGATGTTTGAACTGACAACAGATGCAGCTTTGCATGGATCAGCTACTACATATAGATTTCACGATGGTAGTAATCCAATAGCTTATGGAAACGCTAATTCTAACGGAAATATAGTCTGGAACGGAAATACTTATATCGCTGTACCTTTAGAAGCTGATGGATTTAAATATGCAAATGGTCAATTACCCAGACCTACATTAACGATAAGTAATGTCACAAATTTAATTACAGCTATTTTATTAAATGTAAATGTTGTAACTCCTGGGAATGATTTAACTGGTGCTGTAGTAACAAGAGTTAGAACATTGGCAAGATTTTTAGATGCTGTAAATTTTACAGGTAATACAAATCCCTATGGAACCCCTGATCCAACAGCAGAATATGCAAAGGAAATATATAAAATTGATAGAAAATCATCAGAAAACAGAGCAATAGTACAATTTGAATTAGCTGCTGCTTTTGATTTAGCAAACATACGAATACCTTTGAGAGTATGCACTAAAGAGTTATTTCCTTCTATTGGTACGTTTATGCCATGAATGAGTGGAAAGAAGCTGCTCTTAGTCATGCAAAGGTTGAAGATCCTAAAGAATCTTGTGGTTTACTGTTAAATATTAAAGGCAAAGAAAGGTATCATCCTTGTCGTAACTTGTCTATGACAAATCATCAATGTTTTATTCTTGATCCAGAAGATTATATAAAGGCAGATAATACAGGAGAAATAACAGCTATCATTCATAGTCATCCGATTACACCTCCAACGCCTAGTCAGGCAGATTTAGTTAGCTGCGAAAGATCGAATTTACCTTGGTATATTGTCAATCCTAAAACAGAACAATGGGGATATTGCGAACCAAAAGGATATAAAGCTCCAATTATCGGTAGAGAATGGGTTTGGGGTATAACTGACTGTTGGTCATTAGTAAGAGATTGGTACAGAGAAGAGAAAAATATTGAACTTAGAGATTGGCAAAGACCAACAACACCAGAAGAATTTATTAAAAATCCTATGTTTGAAAGATGTGCTGAAGCTACTGGTTTTAGAGAGTTGGAACCAAATGAGAAACTTGAGAATGGTGATTTACTATTTATGTCAATAATGGATGCTGGTTTAAATCATGTAGCTATTTTCATAGATGGAGATGTCTTACATCATTTATCTAGTAGACTTAGTTGTAAAGAACCATACTCACCTTGGTTACTAAAATGCACAGGCAAGAGGTTGCGTTATGTTGCGTAAATTAAAACTATATGGAGAGTTGGCTACATTTGTAGGCCATAAAGAATTTGAAATACAGGTACATAATTTACCTCAAGCCATAAGTTTTTTAATAAATAATTTTCCAGAAGTTGAAAAATATATGAACCCAAAACATTATTTAGTGAAAGTAGGTAATTATGAAATAACTGAAAATGAAATTCACGACCCAATAGGGCAACAAGATATTCATATAATTCCTGTAATTAGTGGTGCTGGTGGAGATACTTTTAATACTATCTTATTGGGAGGAGCATTAATTGGTGCATCATTCTTTTTCCCAGGTGCAGGACTTTTTGGAACATTTGGATCTGGAAGTGTTGCAGCAGCAGGAACTACTCTTAGTGCTACTCAAGTAGCAGCAGGATTCACAGTGGGAGGAATAGGAGGAACCCTTGTAGGTACAGGTTTAAGTGCGATTGGTGCTGGATTAATACTTCAAGGCGTTGGTAATATCCTTTATCCAACTGAAGACCCTACATTTGAGGATAATCCACAAATATCTTTTAATTTCGCTGGAACGCAAAATACAGCAAGGGCTGGTACTCCTGTTCCTATTGTTTATGGTGAAATATTTACAGGGTCAGTTGTTATAAGTGGTGATGTAGATACAGAAGCGGTACAAGCATGATTGAAGATAATAAACATATAGCTGGATCTGGTGGTGGTGGCGGTAAAGGTGGAGGCCAAGATCCACCAACCATTACACCTGATAATTTACATAGTAAACAGTTCGCTACTTTACTTGATCTTATTTCTGAAGGTGAGATAGAAGGTTTTTCAAGTCCTTCTAAAGAAGGAAGAACTAAAGGTACTACTGCATATAAAAATGCTGCAAAAAAAGATATTTTTTTAGATGACACTCCAATTTTATCTTCAAATGCTGATTCAACCGATCCACAAAATGTTGACTTCAATCATCAAAATGTAGATCTTGATATTCGTTTTGGTACAGATCCCCAAGCAAAAATGTCTAAGGTTTCGGGAAGTGCCTCTCTTTTTAACGTAGGAGTGAAAGTTGAAAATGGTAGTCCGATAACAAGACAACTTACTAATAATTCTGATTTAGATGCTGTAAAAATTACTGTTACTGTTCCTATCCTGCAAGTTATTGAAGATGATGGAGATGTTGTAGGTTCTTCAGTTAGTTTTGATATTCAACTTCAGTATAATGGCGGTGGTTTTACTACAATTCATTCTGATACTATAAGAGGTAGAACAGCCGATGCTTATAACAGAGAATATAGGATTGAACTCACTGGTGCTCATCCTGTAGATGTTCGCTTGGTAAAAACATCAGCAAACAGTACAGATAGAATACAAAGAGATTTAATCTGGCAGTCTTATTCAGAATTAGAGGATGATTCAAGCACATATCCAAACAGTGCATATACAAGACTACGTTTAGATTCAGAGTTTTTCAGTAGGATTCCTGGTAGAAAATTTAGAGTAAGAGGAGTAAAAGTAAGAATCCCAGGTGCAGGAGCTAATTCATCAGGCACTCCAACAGTAGATTTGCAAACTGGAAGAATAGAATATCCTACTGGTTACATTTTTAATGGTGTTATGGGTGCTGCTCAATGGACAACTTGTCCTGCCATGATACTTCTTGACTTACTTACTAATACTAGATATGGATTGGGTAATCATATTATTGATAGTAATTTAGATTTATTTTCATTTGTAACTGCCAGTAAGTTTTCTAATACTCTTGTATCAGATGGATTTGGTGGACAGGAAGCTAGATTTGCTTGCAATATAAATATCCAAACAAGCGTTGAAGCATTTTCTGTCATAAATACTTTATCAGGAATAATGAGATGTATGCCTATTTGGTCTGAAGGAGCATTACTTCTTACTCAGGATAGTCCAAAAGATCCAAGTTATTTATTTACACTAGCTAATGTTGGGCCAGAAGGTTTTAGTTACACAGGAAGCAGTTTAAAAACTAGAAGTACAGTAGTCGCAGTTTCTTATTTTAATATGGAAACTAGAGATTTAGATTACGAAGAAGTTGAAGCCGAAGCAGCTTATCGAAGTAAATATGGACTTCATGTAAAAAGAGTAAAAGCATTAGGGTGTACAAGTAGAGGTCAGGCCAGAAGGTTTGCAAAAGCTATATTATTTGCAGAACAGCGTGAAACTGAAGCCGTAAACTTTTCTGTTTCTATGGAATCAGGATGCGTTGTACGTCCTGGAGCGATTATCAGCATTTCCGATCCAGCGAGAGCAGGGATAAGAAGAGCAGGAAGAATTAATACAGCTACTACAACTCAAATAACAGTAGATAATTCTAGTGATACTGATTTATCAGATCAGAATAATCCTAAATTGAGTGTCATATTACCTAACGGCACTGTTGAAACTAAAAATGTAACCTCTATTTCTGGCAAAGTAATTACTTTAGAGAGTGCATTAAGTCAGACACCGAATGTTAATAGCATTTGGATGCTTGAGAATGATACTGTATCTGCTCAATCATTTAGAGTAATGTCTGTTGAAGAGCGAGATGGGATTAGTTATGGAATATCAGCATTAGCTTATGTGAACGAAAAATACGCGTTTATTGAAGATGGGGAAACAATAACACCGCAACAAATATCAACTTTAAATCTACTTAAACCTCCTCCTGATGGATTGGATCATGAAGAAACTATAGTTCTTATTAATAACCAGCCTGTATCTAAATTAATTATTAGATGGAAACCTGTAACGGGTGTTTCAAATTATATGGTGAACTATAGATTTGGTGATAATAATATTGTTTCTGCTACAACAAGTAGTCCTGATTTTGAAATATTTAACACAAAAGTAGGATCTTACGAAGTATCTGTCCGTAGTTTGAACTCTGGTTTAGAACCGAGTGCCACGGCTGCGACTGAGACTTTTAGTACTGTTGGTAAAACTGCTGTTCCTGCTGATGTTACTGGACTTACAGGTGAACCTATAAGTAAAAAAACTATGAGATTACGCTGGAACTTAGCTACAGATTTAGACGTTACTCATGGTGGCCGTGTTTATGTAAGACATTCCTCAAAAACCGATGGAACGGGAACATTTTCAAATGCTACAGATTTGGTTGAGGCATTAGCTGGTAATACAACAATCGCTGATGTTCCATTACTTGAAGGAGAATATATTCTTAAATTTCAAGATGATGGTGGTAGATTTAGTAATGGCGAAGCAAGTGTAGTTATAGATTTACCAGATACAGTCGATGATAAATTAATTCAAACAAGAAGAGAAGATTTAGATGTTCCTAAATTTCAAGGAACAAAAACTAATGTTGCTTTTGATGCGACAACAAATTCTCTTAATTTAACTGGTACAGGACAATTTGATAGTATTACTGACTTTGATGCCGAAAATTCTATAGATGATATAGGAGGTATTTCACCATTAGGTACTTATGAATTTGGTGGAACGGCAGGAGGTACAACCTTAGATTTAGGAAATGTATTTACTTTAGATTTAAAACGTCATTTTTTAACAGAAGCATTTTATCCATCTGATTTATTTGATTCAATACCAGATTTAGATGCACGAGGAGATTTTGAAGGATTAACTGCTACTGATGTAAACGCTGAAATGTTAGTCCGTGTAACCCAAGATAATCCGAATACTGGCTCGCCCACTTACAGTGCTTTTCAGACTTTCGCAAATGGAACATATAAAGGAAGAGGTTTTCAATTTAAAGTAAATTTAACAAGTAATGACCCTGCACAAGATATTCGAGTGTTTCAACTAGGTTATGAGGCTTTCATGGAACAAAGAATTGAACGAAGTAGTCAAACAGAAGCAAGTGGAGCAGGAGCAAAAGCTATTACGTTCCAACATCCTTTCTTTGTAGGTACTGCTAATACTGAAGGTGGAGCAAATAGCATATTACCCTCGATTGGTATTACCGCACAGAATATGCAATCTGGAGACTTTTTTGAACTAACTAGTATTTCTGGAACGGGGTTTACTGTACATTTTAAAAACTCTTCAAATGCTTCAGTTGATAGAAATTTCAGCTATCAAGCTGTCGGATTTGGTAAAGCAAGTTAGAATAAGTTCAATGTTACTTTTTTAAATGGCTAGACCAGGCTCTACTACCAGTGAAACGGGTAATAATTATCAGTCAGCCAATGGAACGGGTGCTGCTGTCCGTGCAAAACTGAATGAAATATTTCAAGCATTAAGAACAATAAGTTCTGGAAGTAGCGATCCATCTGGAGCAGCAAATATAGCTCAACATCAACCTCATATAAACACTTCTACTAATGAATTAAAAATAGCAACATCAGTTTCGGGTGATACTGCGACTTATGTTGTGTTAGGAAAAGTAAATGAAGCAAACTTTGGTCATGTTGTAGCAGCAACTCCTGTAATGACAGGTGATGTTACGATGTCATCTACTGGATTCTTAAAAATTCCAGTTGGAACGGATGCACAACAACCTGGACAATCTAGTCAACCAGCAGCAGCAATAGGACAATTTAGATATAACTCAGATCAAAATAGATTTGAAGGGTATAAAAATACAGGTTGGGGCGAGCTTGGTGGAGGTGCTGGAGCTACTGGAGGCGGCACAGATCAGGTGTTCTTAGAGACAGGCCAAACTATTACGGAAAATTATCAATTAAGTGCTGGTAAAAATGCGATTACAGTATCGCCTACAATAAATACAGGTAAAGAAGTAGTCGTGCCAAACGGGGCAACTCTTGTTATTCTTTAATTATGAGCTTAGAACTATCAGGAACAACACCAGCGATCAAAGGAGTAGCTGGATCTGTATCTGCACCAGCTATAACTGGTGATGATGCTGACACAGGAATAAGTTTTCCTTCTGCTAATACCATCAAGTTTTCAACTGGTGGTGTTGAAAGAATATCAATAAGTGACGCTGGTATTTCTGGAACTGGAATATCTGCTGGAGGTAAATTTGCTAGTTATGCGATTATTGGGGATGAAAAATCAGCAGGTACTGACGGAGGGGTGTTCACTTCTGGTGCATGGAGAACAAGAGATTTAAATGCAGAATTAAGTGATCCAGACGGAATCGTGTCAATTAGTAGTAATCAATTTACACTTGCTGCTGGTAGCTACTTGGTTGTAGCCTCTGCACCAGCTTTAGGTGTAAACAATCATAAATTAAAAATTTACAATATAACTGATAGTGCAGATGTTCAGATAGGGACATCTGAATATGCTCATGCAAGTGACTACAGTACTAAAAGATCTTTTGTGTCATCAAGGTTTACTATTTCGGGATCAAAAGTTTTTGAAATACAACATCGTTGTGAAACCACAAAGTCTACTACAGGAATGGGCAGAGGATATTATAGTATGGGTGCTGTTGAGTTATTTACTTTGGTTGAAATTTATAAGGAGTCATAATTATGGCAATCAATTCAGACACAGATATTAATTTAGCTTTATTACAGCTAGGAAAACATACTAATCGTTATAGATTAGATCAAAGCCCAACTCCACATAAAATTATTGAGTGGGATTCTGGAAATAGTGATTCTCAGCCAACAGATGATGAGCTAAATGCAGCTTATACAGCATGGAAAAATGCTAATGAATATAAAGAAAAAAGAGT